TCTTTCTACGTAAACCATAGGTTTGGTTGAAAGGTCAAAAGTACCAAATCTTGTTGATGGAACATATGCGTTAACGACAACGGTTAATCCATATATAGAACCGACGACACCGGTTGAAGCTGTCTGATTAACAGGGCTTCCGGGCATCATAGCGGCTGATGTTGGATTTGCTGCACCACCTGCTTCTCCTTGTGCTGCTGTGAAAGCAGTTACGAAGTCACCTAGGTCTAATAGAGACTTGTAGTGAGCTGGGGAGATGAACAAGTGTGTTGCGTTGTATCCACGTGTTGCGACTCTATCAATAGCTTCAGTGATATCTGAGAGAGCTAAGTCTCCTGCAGTGTCACCAGCAGCTCTGATGTATGAGTTCCTAATCAATCTTGTTGATGATTCGTTACCGTATGAATCCAAACGTGAAGTTGATGCATCAATGTCTCCTGCTGTCATACCTGCTCCGTAGAAACCGGATTGTGGGTTGGTTGCGAAAGCTGTGATTGCAGTTTCGTTGGTTGTTTCATCGATTGCGATTGTTCCGAAGTCTGTGTCTGCTGCGTTAGCACCGAAAATGACTTTGACAACGTGGTCAGTCATGTGTCTGTCTACAGCTCTGCGGGCTTCATTCAAAGCCATTTCTACTTCGTTGAATCTTGAATCTTCAATCATTCTTCGGGTAACACCTACTGCAATACCCCATTCTTTCACAGAGACACGCTCGGAGCGTAGCTTTGTGTGTTGGTATTCAGGAGTTGTTCCTTCGTTTATTACTTCCATTTTCATGGAAGGCTTTGCTAGAGTAATATCAATATTACCACCAGTGTCGGTTGTCATTGGTTCAGCGAAGAAAGACATGACTGGAAGCTCTGCGACTTTGTAGTCCATAATAGCTTCTTTGTAGTCAATAAGTACTCTTTCACCTACACCACCGTCAACAGACCCTGTGTTTAGTGTCGTTAATATACCGGGAGTTGCGTCTACCATTTAAATCACCTTAGAGTGTTTGACATTTGTGGAGTCCTGCTCCTGCTGCTGCAGCTGCTTCTAAACATACTGCTTGTGCTTTAGGTTCGGTTGTTGCGTTAGTTGCAGCTACTAATTGACCGGGAGCTGCTGTCCCCATCATTAGTGCTGTTCCTGCTACTACGTCGTCTGTTTGAATGTGCAGAACTACACCGACACCAGTTACCAATGAACAAACGCTGCCTGAAGCTGCGTCGGTTAAAGCGATTCCAGCGTAAGCAAACTGTTGACCACCTGAGTTACTACTGTCTGCTAGTTGAACTTCGCCGTTTGCATCGATAGTACATGCTTCTCCGGCGGAAATAGCTTCAGACGCGACATACGGAAGTATGCGTGCTGGAGCTCCTCCATCATTAACTAAAATTTCTGTTGCCATATTTATTTCTCCTTATAGTATGAAGGGTCTAATGTAATTCTACCCTTTACCATTTTCATACCGAATTCTCTTTTGGTTTCTGGAACTTCACCTTCTTCAGCTGTTTTTCCTTTACCGAAAGACCTTTCGACATCGTTGCTTGGCTCTGGCATTGCTGCTAGAGCGTCACTGAATCCAGTCAATCTGGACTCATCCCATGCAGAGAGTTCCTCTACACGAGCATCCTTCTTATCTTCTTCGATTGAACCGAATAAGATTTCTCGGGATATAATTGCTTCTACAGTTTCTAACTTCTTAGCTTCTGCTTCTGCAGCTAATCTCTCTTCTTCTGCTTTCTTGAAGGCTTCTAATTCTTTCATAGCCTTCTTGAACTCAGCTTCGATTTCAGCTTTTGAAGCTTCAACTTCTTCAAGTTGTGAACGTAGAGAAGCGAACTCGCGTTCGACAATGTTCTCTGCCTCGGATTTTACAGTTGTTTCTTTTGTCTCTTCTGACATATTTTCTACCTCTGTTTTCCCGTCTTCACATTCACATGAACCTTCATGGCCACCACAACCACAGTCGTGGTCGTCTTCAGATTCTTGTGAATCACATTCATTTCCATCTATTGTACATTCTTTACAGACGGGGTCCATTTTTTCATTGTCAATGAAACTTACCTCTGTGGGACGAATGTTGGTGGCGTATGTGTCACCCATCACATCTATATCGTTTGAAAACCAAT